TAGTCCAGGCCCACCACCTCGGGATGCAGCCGAACGCCGGGGTGATACTAGGGCCTCCAAGGCAGTATCTTGCTTGGAAGTTCTCCATAATAGGTAGCGGAATCTTGAGCCTTTTTGACGCTGTATGGGCAGTTCCGTGGTAGTTTGTCAGATGCCCCCCACGTTTTGCCATGTCGCGATATGAGAAATTGCGGTAAAAAATTGCATCGGCAACCTCTCGATCGCGTTTAGGGTCTCCGGCCCATTTCAACTCTGGCCAAACTTTCTTGGCATTGTTCGTGTGATAGTCACCAGACTCTGTGGCATCCAACAACGCCCAATCGTCGAACAAACATCCGCAGATGAATCCGACGTCACGGGCCTCGACTTGCTCAAGGTCTACGTAGCCGAGTCGGTATCCAGGGTCGGCCTGGAAGACGTGTCGCAACGACGGGTCAATATTCTGAGCATTTCTTCCAGTGCCAAAAGCGTTAGCACTACTCGATGGTCGCCCTGTTTCAGTTCCAACAATGTTGTACCCTGCCCGAAATCTTCCATCGCCGTCCAAGTCACATTCAAACACTTCGAGCTGTTTCGTAAGGTCTCGAATTGTGAGAATAATGTTGATGAGCGGGGTTGCATGAATGTAGTTCTCCGAGAGTTTCTCTAACGCCTCACGGTCCACCGCAACATGACGAGCCCCTTTAACGGACTTCCACTGCTCCGGCAGGTGCATCACGTCGTAGAAGAGGGTCTTCAGTTGCTTCGTTGAGGCGTGGTTCAGCGACGAAAGTCCGAAGCCCCCTGCGACGATGCGTTCGAACTGCTCGCCGAGCTTCGCAATGCGCCCCCGAAGTGTTGTAGCCTCCTCGTACCGCCCAAATGCGTCAACGGCGAACCCTCTGCACATCATGTCGAGGTAGGGTGCTTGGAGGGCTCGGGTGAACGCATACTGGGGTTCCCACGTTGGGGCGGTCGCGGCATACGTCCGCTTTACCTCAGCCAGAATCTCCGTCGTCAGGCACGCATCTAGGCCGTTGTAGAGCTGCGCCATTTCGTTCGGAGTGAACCCGGCGTTGCTTTGTCCGATTGTTGCGGTGTCGACTAGCCGAGAGGTCACTTTGCAGATCCTTCGATCAGTACCAACGCCGCTCCGAGTGGTCCCAACATGGTCCCGTCACGTTCCTGTGACAACGCCGCCATGATCTCCGCCACCGGAACCCCATGTTGCAATGCTATGCTCGCTAGGGTCGCCATGTCTTTTGCGATGAGGTTCATTGGGTCCCCCGGCTTTGCTACGTCGATGAAGAGTTCTGCAAGTGTTCCGTTAGGCCACCGCGAGAACGTCACGATGTACGTTAAGTTGTCATGAACAAATTCAATTGTCTCTGCTAGTCGGCAATTTGGAAGTTTCGTTCGTGACATCGGTGATGTTCCCCTTACGTTGCTGTCGCAGGATTCGTGCGAGGCGCCCTGCAACGGCGTTCCGGGTGAACTTGCGGCCTGGGAACCTAGCGCCCATTCGCCGCGCGACTTCCGTGGCGGTTCGATCGAAGAAGTTTCGGAACCTCGGAACGAATGCGAGTAACGCCGCGTCTTCTTCAGGGGTCCACGGGGTGTCGTTTCGTTGGTTACTCATCGACCTTCTCACTTTTGGAAGTATGAATTTTAGATGCCCGATGTAGTTTGAGTTTTTTGATTGGGATAAAACGCTCTTTCCACCAACCACCGTGCCAACATAGATGGTTCTCAATTTCTTCCAATACTAACCAACTTCCATTGTCTTCGTTGACTTCATCTAACACTGTATAAATGTTTCCGTACTTCGGAAATGTGTGATCACGATAAAACGCACGCTCTCGTCGAAAGTGGTACACACAGACGACTTCATGTGAGGTATCATTCATCTGACTTGACCTCCTCATCCTTCCCACGCTTCCGCATCAGCTTCCAAGAAACTTCATTAGTATACAAGCTCCCTAGGAAGCCGAGCCCTTTCCGCATCTCAGGGTGGATTGCATGGTGAAGTAGCATAGTGTCGTCTGCGGCGTTTCGCACCGCGAAGCCGTCCCGAAGTAGCCACTGAATATCATAGAGGCCATTCTGAAAGAGCTTCGGCCACGGCGAAGCCAGGATCACTCGGCAGAGCCGCCTCGCTTCGAGTTCGTCCGACGCCGTGCGCCAGTACGACTTGTACGTCGGAGGGTCCTCTCCCACCAGGATGAATGGCACGACGACGCCATTCGCTTTGCCGACCGCAAACCCGATTGATGTAATCTGCCCACCCTTCGTCTCGATGTCTGTTGAGATGTGCTCCCGATCCCGCTTCGCGATCGCTTGCGCGTGATTCCACCATTCGCGGATGTCGTCTAGCTCCGGGTTGATAAGAACCCGACGCGAAGGACGTTGAAACGTTGTTGTGGAGCTTTCGCGCCATGCTTTGATGAGGTCGCTCACCGTGACGGAGCGGGCGCTCCACATCCGGAGGACGTAAGCGGGATGCCAAGTCGCAAGCAGTTTGGGGGGTCCGGGCTGGACTGTCCCCCGCGTGTCACTGTGGCCACCCTGCCCTTGCGGTAGGCGTAGGGCAGCAGTAAGCCCCCAAAGGGACGCTGCACCCAAAGCGACGACAAGCGCGGGGCATGAGGCCGAAACTTCGTTCCGAAGGCGTGTTAGGTGCCCCAAGAACTCCTCACGGACGTACAAATGCCGTGGGTTCTTCACGAGCGGCGGCAGTGGCCGCCCCCCGAACGTCAGTCCCTTCCCGCTTGGCCCACACAGCGCATCTAGTTTGTTGTCTTGCGGCCGGAGGTTGAATACATTCGTCAGTCCGATGCCTGCGCTGCGCAGATACTCCTCACGCTTCGCTAGGAACAGTTGGTCATTCGCATAAAGCACCCGCTTCGTTGCGTCGTACTCTGGCCCCGGTGCGATGCGGGCGTCGCCCAACATCCGGAAGAACTCCTTGCCGGAGTGCCCAATGAAAGGAGCTTGAAGGAGGTCCTCGGACTGCCCCCAAGCTTCGCCGACGAAGAGGATTCGGGGGCTTCGCGAGCCGCACCATGCGCTGAAAGGTTCGAGGGGGTTCATTTTGCGGCGTCTGCCGTGGCGCGTCGCAACGCCCTCGCCCGAAGAAGCTCCGTGTTCGCGGTGCGCACCATCTCGGGCGAAAGCTCAAGCCCCATAACGCGCTCCGCCTTGAGCGCTTCGGCCGCCCGGAGAGCGCTCCCGGAGCCGCAGGTCGGGTCGAGCACCCTCGAATGCTCATCGCAGAACATCCCCATAAAGTACCTCAGCATCGGCTCGGGCTTCGCCGACATGTGGAGGGAGTTGTCCGTCGGCGCTGAGTACGCATCACTGACGTACCGGACGATTGGACGGTCACTCCGCACGCCAACGAGACAAGTCTCGTAGATATGTCTTGGTGTACTAGGCGACATAAATCCTGCGTTGTCGGACTTATGCCAAATTAACGGAAATCGGAGAAACTTGAACCCCGAAATCTTCGCGAACGCTGCTCGGGTCGCCACGTCAATTTCGACCCGATTGGAGTACCAGAACATCACGTGACAGCTTTCACTGGCAAAGCGGTCAAAGTGTGTAATGAAGGTATCTAACAGTGCCTCGTAAGTCTCGGCGGAGTCCTCGTAGAGTTCTTCGCCTTCGCGATGCAGAGCGTTCGATCCTGTTGTTTTGGTAGTTTTGTCGAGCGAAATGCCGTAAGGAAAATCACAATGAATTAGGTTGAACCTCGGACCGGAGTACGTCGGAGCCCATTCAAGGAAGTTCGCCTGCGTCACGGGGAGCGTTGTTTGCGGAAGTCCCATTCCTCCGACACCAGGTCGTTGCGGCGGGAGAGGTGTTGGTTCAGTTCCCGGAGTTCTTTCAGCCCCACCAGTAGGAGCGCATTCGTCGCGAACCAGAACAGAGCTATCAGTAGTTCCATCGCTTTCGTCCTCCTCGTCACTTTCGCCCCGCTCCGCCCCGAGCCACTCTTCGAGTTTGTTCGATTGCGCACGTTTGAGGCGCCGCTGGAGCAGATTGTACGCCTCGTTCACCGTCCCACACCCCCGGACGCTTTCATCGTGCCAGTATTCTTGGATGAAGTGATACCTCGCGACGAGCGACCCGTCGGCCCACCCGAGCGCGATGCCGGTTGCTTCGAACGTATGTGAGGGGTCTTCTTCGCGGAACAGCGCGTGGAGCTTCGTGACGCTCTGACAAGTCTCCTGCCACGTTAGGTCCTTGCGCTTCGCGTTCTCTTCGAACTCGATGATTTGGACTTCGGACGCGCTCGGCGATCGGGCGAACCGAAACGGGATATCCGGCAATCCGAGCATGAGCGACGCCGCGTAGCGACGTTCGCCGGCATAGAGAATGTGGTACCCATGGGAGTCTGGAACTTCCTCCAGGATCACCGGGGCGAGGACCCCCCGAAGGGCGATGCTTTGGAGGAGCCCTCCGGCCTCGGGGTCCGGGTCGCGCCGCTGGCGCTCCGCACGGTCGACCCAGACTTTGTCAAGGGGCATCCGGCCGAAGGTGTTGGTGATTGGCATGTGGAAGGGGTTCCGTGCAGTTGTAGCGAAAAAGGAGCCCCAGGTCGCAGAGGAAACGCTTGCGGTGTTGGCCTCTGCGATGGTTCCTGGAGCCCTAGTGGCGTAGCGGAGCGTTGGGAGGATGGAACTCCGCTACGAACTCTGTGGGCGCCTCTTGGCGCCTGGTGCCTGGCGCCTAATCGCCCCGACGTTCCGTGATCACCTTGCCGTCAACCACGAGTTTGACGTCCGAGGCTTCGCCGGGGGTGCCGTCCTTCTTGGTGTATGACCGCCGGGCGTGAAACAGCTCCACTTCACGACCGACGCACTCGGGGATGTACTCCGAGGGGCGCTTCCCGCGGCGTTCGATGCCGCAGGCGTCGACGAACATATTGAGGTAGAAATACGAGTCGACTTTCGCCGGGTCCACGTGGAACTCCTTGAATACCCGGCGCTTCGTCACATCGAACTCCCCGTCGACTCCGTCGGGGAACCTCGTCGGTTTCGTTTCGATCGTGATCGTGCCGAGTTCGTCGCTCCACCGACACGGGCCGACTTTCCACCCCGTCACGATGACGGGGTAGACGCCATCCGGGAGTTCCGGGGGGGCTTTGGCGGCGGCGGTATCGACGTTCGTCAGGGCAAGCATGTCAACCATTTGTGGGGGTTCCTTTCGCTTTTAGGAAGTCATAGAAGGCTTTCGCCACTTTTATTATATCAACAGCATTAGTGATCTCTTCGCCGTCTGGTATAACAGAATTGAGATCACTAACAAAATCAACTGCCAGATGTAATGCTTCGATTCGTTTTGCATCGTCTTGCTGTTGCGGTGTCACCTCATTCATTTGGGGTTCCTTTAGGGTTCGGCGCGGGATGCGCCCTACTTCCACCCGGATAGGTGGAATTCCTTACCTAGAATCCTTCCCCTTGCGGGACTTCGCTTCGGGGTACTTTCCAGTTGGGCTTCGCTCCTCCGCGTCCCTTTCGCTCGCCGCGATTGCGATCGCTTGCTTCGTGGACGTCACAACGGGGCCTTTGGCGCTGCCGGAGTGGAGCTTCCCCTTGGTGAACTTATGCATCACTTCGTTGGAGGGCATCTTAATAATCCTCCGGTTCGCGTTCACGTTCGGCTTCGTCAATCGCTTCGTAAACTTTTCCGTCGTCATTATCGTAGAGCCATTGCTCGATTTCACGTTGGAACCACTTTGGACATTCTACGAGAGTTTCCTTTCCTCCACCTTCATCCTTCCGCAACCCTATAAATGTCACTTCGAACTCGAACGGCTCTACCGGATGTTCCCACGTCTGTGATGCACCTGCGGCGGTCACTTTGTAGTCGTACTCGACGATGTAATCCGAGTTGAAAATTGTTGCAAATGCTTCCATCACTTCGTTCCTCCATCGGAGCCCTTCACGTCGCGGAAGTACTCCGCCAGCCCCGTCTCAAGGGCGTATTCCGCTTTGACCCGCAAGGGCGCAGGCGTCATCAACTTGACCATTCCCCCCGCGGAGGTTTGGATAACGCGGCGATCGCCCACCTGCTTCGCCAGCAAGGCGTGGCTGAAATACTGTCCGATCTTCGGAGCAAACTTCGACCCCACAGTTTGGGGGAACCCCTCGGACACCCCGACTTCGTTCGCGGTCAGCGCAATGTGGCAGATCACGATGACGTGACACTTGACTGCGCTCGAC